TTTTGTATAATCCCAACGTGCTGAATAATCGCGAATGTCAACGTGCGTAAACGTATTATATTTGCCGATTCCGCCAAAACCTAATTGTCCCAATTCAACCATTTCGCAAACTAATTCATGAACTTCATTTGGCGTCATTCCTTCAATTACAATGTCCGCCGCTTGTCCTTTTTTATGCCTTGAATTTTTAGAACCCTTAACAACATTATCGTTGTAATTGGCGCATCTATAACCGGAATTTATTTTGATAGGTTTGCCGACTTTATTGCGTAAAATCTGTAATTGGTCCGCTAATTTTATAAGATTGTTTTTTACGTCGGCGCTAATTTTACAATCACCGCCTTTGCATTCAAATTCGGAAATCGTGAAATTTTTAGTCATTGTTTTTATTCTTGTTTAAATAATACCAACGTTGTGCGGTGTACCCTATTGAAACGGCCAATAATAATATTTTTAAAACTTCGTCGATTGCAGTAAACGAAACCATAAACGAAAACGTGTTCAGCATATATAGTTTGAAATCATTCATAATTTAAAAACTTAAAACTGTTATAACAAAATCTTCAACAACCGCAGTTGCGCCGCTTTTATCAACTTTAATTTGAATTTTACAACCGCCCGACAATTCGCTTGTTCGTGTAAATATTTGCGTTGTTCTTGAATAACGGACCAAATCACCGTTTGAAGCAATGTTGTCGTGTGAGAACTCAATTGTTTTTCCGGTGTCGGGGAAATATAAACGTGCATCTAAACGTGTATTTGCAGCGCCTGCCGTTACGTCAAAATCATTTCTAATTAACAAAACTTTATTTTCGCCAACTTTTGACGTGTCAATTTTATTTGCTGATGAATCCCACAAATCGCCGCTTATATATGACGGTAAATGTGAATGTGTGTTTGTTCCGGCTTTGTCGTTTGTTAAATCAGTCCACGCGCCCGCAGTCAAATTTATTGGTGTTCCGCTTGTTGTTGCGTCTTCATAAAATGCAAACCCGCCCAACGTGTCATAAATGTCGTTTACGGACGTTTTTATTTCATTCATGTTTGCCGCCGTCACCTTATTGATTTCGGGTAATTCCGAAACGACATTGTCGTATTTTGTTGAGTAGGTTATTTTAGCCATTTTTTATTTTTTTTTAATTGTTATATAATATATCGGGTTCAATGCAATCAATTGATTCAAATTCGCCATTGTCTGCAATTATTCTGTCGGTGTATTGGTTTCGATATTCCAATTGCAATTCGTTTTGTAACGGATCAGTAAATAAACCGTCGCTTGGCGGTATTTGCTCAATCTTATTCGACAATTCAATTATGGCGCGAAAATAGGTAAAATCGGACAAATCGTCTTGTAAATATCTGACGCCCTCGTTTACGCTTGTATATACATTAAAACCGTTTGAAGTTAAATCTATATAATTTGCCGAACGTGTTCGTAATTGTTTTAAACATTGCGAAACCATTAAATTTGAATCTAATTCGCCGCCACTATCGGAAACAAAACGCGTTACACATTCAATTCGTGTGATTGTTTCCATTGTAAACGAACTTTGGTTTTGATCTGTTTCGTCGTTTGAAACTGAATAAACTCTTATAAATGGATAAGTCGCATTTGTTGGAACTCTGTTGTAAATAGGAACGGCCGCGTCTTTAATTAAAACATTTCCGTTTAATTTTGCAATGATTGCCTTGCGTACATAGTGAATCGCCTCTAACATTATTTTATTGCTTTTTTAATTTCGCCATTTAAGCGGTTCAACAAATTTTTAAATCCTATTCGCGCCGAGCTAAAAAAGAACGGACGCGCGGGTAAATTAACTTCACGAATCCCTTTGCCTTTAAATTGCGCCGCATAACTTGGCGGAATACCTAATTCAATCATATCTGTTAAATCAACAGAACCACCCGTCCCAAATTCAACATAGGGCGCGTAATGTGCTAATGCTTGAATAACAACGGATTTTGTTGTTTTGTTTGTTTCTGCTGAAATACTTTTTCTTAAATCGCCATTGTCATATCTTACTTCGCGTTTCGCCAACCTTACAATTTCCAAACCTGTTTTTCCTAATTCATTAGACAATGTTTTGGATTCGAACGCACGCATTTTGTCTAACTTATTTTTAAGTTTATTCAAATCGCTTTGGTTAATTTTTATGTTTACGTTCATTTATTCCGATTTTGTCGCCAATAGTTTTGTATAAAAATCCAAATCAAATTCGAATTTGTCGTTTATACGGTATTTTTTAGAATCATTTTCCAATGTAAAGATGTCGCCTAATTGTATTAAATCAGCCGTGTTTTTACGCATTGTTATTTCAACTTGGACGTCTTGTTCGCGTTTGCCGAATTTGTCGTTTATTTCGCCTTTTAATTGCGTTAAATGGCACCAAACCGTTGCAACGTCCGACAATGTTGAATTGAAACCGCCGAATTCGTCCGGTGTTTTAGACAAACGTTTTATTGTTATTTTAGAATCTAATTTTCCGGCGTTCATTATATAAACATTGATTTATATGACGTTAAAATTTGTCTTGTTGATGTTGGTATTTCTGAAACATTTCCAACCATAAAATCGGCGCGGTTGTCGTAATACGTTGAAATTAATTGCAACATTGATTGTTTAATCAACGCGTCATTTATTCCCGCCGTTATATATGTTATTTTAACGCGTTCGCCCGGTCCTTGGTCTAATTCAATGGTTTCATTATCTAAACCCAAAACCTCATAATCAGTTGTTTCAGTTCCGTCAATGGTTATTTGCTCAATACTTGCAATTGGTCCAAATGGCACGTCAAAAATCCCATTGGTTGCGTCTATATAGTACGTTCTATTTTTCGGCACTATGTCGCGCGAAATATAGTTTTCGCACCAAATGCGCGCTTGTGTAATCATAGCGGAAATAATATTGTCGTCGGCGCTTGTATCAATACGAACGTAATCCTTTACGTTTTGAGCCGTTAACAATTCATTTCCCGTTGTTGAATTAATCTTTATTTGTCGCATCGTCTTTTATTTCAATATATTCAACCTTTAATTCTTTGGTTTCGATTTTTTCTTTGTTTTGCTTTTTGCCTATTTTAGACGCTAAACCTTTGGCAATCCAATTTTTTGCGATGTGATCCGGCAAATCTATTTTGTCGCCTTCATCGTAACGTTTGCCACCTCGTAAAATTGATTGTTTGATTTTTAATTGCATAACCTTATTTTTTTTGTAAAGATAAAAAAAAAGCGCCACATGAATTTGTGACGCCTTTTCAGAAGAATGAAAACAATAATGAAAAACTTACATTGCTGCAAAGTTATTAAAATATTTTGAATATTTTTCTAAACCAACTGTAAATGATTGAATTTTGCCGTCGTTTTTAAAAATAAAAAAACCTTTGCGTTCTGCTGAATAGACCGCGAAAAAATCCACGTCCTTTTTTTTGTAACCGTTTTTTTTATGGTCAACCAAATTGATTCGGTTTCGCGTTCTGTTGTATTCGTTAATACCTTTTATTTGTACTTTAAATAAACCCTTTGGCGAATCAACAATGCAATCATATATTGAAGTATGCAGCAAAGGGAATGAAACCAAAAAACCGTTTTCCATCGCCTTTGTGGCAAATAAATATTCAGCATAACAACCAAAAATGTTTGGATTCATAACGTAAAGTTATAAAAAAAAGCCGACCAAATTAATGACCGGCTTTTACTACAAACCAATAAAAACTAAATTATGACATTTAGTTGTCGTTTGCCAATACAACGCAAATTGATAAAATCAATAAAAATATCGCCGTTGGCAAGTCGTTAAAAAGCATTATTTGTCTAATGGCGAAACCGCCAAATGATAATGTTAAAAAAAACTTAATAAATCGCTGCTTCATAATGTTACATTCGATCAGCTAAATAGCAATTATAAGAACACAATCCCGCGTCCTCAAACATTGGTACACCACAAACGGCGCATTCGAATTCGGGTTCATCGCCCGGTATATAATTTAATCCCCACATAATTAAAAATTTTTGATGTCTATTTTATTTGTTAAATGATATATTTCGCGTTCTAAATAATCCAACGCCTTTTCTAAATCTTGAATTTCATTGTCCTTTCGTCCGGCGCGAACAACGTATTTTAAAACGTTTCCGCGGTTGAAGTTTAGGTCATAAGACGCAATAACGTCAATTAGGTCGTGTTTAAGACCGTTTTCGTAGTGTTTAGGTATATTGCTCATCTTTTTAAATTTAAGGCGTTTAAAAGGCTTGAAACCCACGAATCAATTTTGTTTTTGTCGCTATGCTTTTGCATTTCGTTTTGTGTGTACACGTTGACGCGGTTGCCGTCGTGTATAATAGTTAATCCTGTTTTTGTTTTCATTGTTATAAAATTATGGCGCGCCGAAACGCGCCGGTTGATAATTATTTTAATGTTTCTAAATATTTTAATAATGGCATTAAGTCGTCAAAAAATAATGCTTGCGCATAAGAATAATTTTCCAATTCAACGGCGCGGTTCATTTCCTTTTCAACTTGTTTGATTTGCTCTTTAATAAAATTCTTCATTGTTCTAAAATTATGGCCCGCCGAAA